GATCAAAGGCTAATGGTCAAAGCATCTGAAGTAAAAGCACATTTAGATACACACGAGGCAGTATGTGCTGAGAGGTGGAAAGAAACTATACTTCGCATCAAGAGAATAGAAACTATTATGATTGGTTCAGCAGGCACAATGATACTAATGATGGCAGGCTTACTACTGAGGTGACACTATGCTTGAAATGCTAATGGTTGCGAATAGTGCCTTTGCTGTCATCAAACAAACAATAGAAAATGGTCGTGATATAAGTTCAGCAGGTGCTGCAATCGGTAAGTTTGTAGGTGCTGAAGACCAACTCCAACAAGATTTAAACAAAAGAAAGAATAGTATATGGACTAACTTTCTTGGTAAGACAGACAATGACCTTGAAGAGTTCATGGCATTGGAACAGATACGAGTAAAGAAAGATCAACTCCGTGAGTTCATGCAACTATATGGCAGAGCCAACCTTTACAATGACTACATACAATACTGTGCTGATGCTAGGAAAGCTAGGAAAGAAGCACGCATCAAAGCACAAAGACGCAGAGAACATATTAAGGATATGATTCTTAAAGTTATATTAGGTATTCTTATAGCTACTGTGTTGACTGGTGTCATTGGTGTTTTAATTATAATAGCTAAAAAGAAAGGTATAATATAATGATCACAGCTTTAATCCCTGCAGTAACAGGCATACTAGATAAGTTCATCCCGGATGCAGATACAAAACAAAAGCTTAGCCATGAGATTTCTACTATGGCAGAGAAGCACGCACAAGAAATTGCATTGGCACAGATCAAAGTTAATGAGGCTGAGGCCAAAGGTAATTGGTTTCAATCATCATGGCGACCTGCTACTGCGTGGGTATGCGTACTTGGATTCCTTGTTAACTTTTTAGTATCGCCATTGTGTGCAGGATTTGGTATTGATATACCACAAGCAGACACGGCAACCATGTTACCTGTGCTTATGGGTATGCTTGGATTGGGTGGTATGCGTACACTCGAACGATTAAAAGGTAAGGATAGAAAGTAATGGTTATGTTATCAAAGAACTTTTCATTAAATGAAATGCTTAAGAGTCAGACTGCAGAACGTTTGGGTATAGATAATAGTCCTGATGCAGATGCTATATATAACTTGGGTAGATTGGCAGAGAATGTACTACAACCATTGCGTAATGAGTATGGTGCGTTCATGGTGTCAAGTGGATTTCGTTCCGTTGAATTATGCGAAGCTATCGGTAGCTCTAGTAATAGCCAACATGCTAAAGGGGAAGCAGCCGACTTTGAGATATGTGGTATATCCAACTTTGATTTAGCTGAATGGATTAGCGACAACCTTGAGTATGATCAACTGATACTTGAGTGCTATAAAGGAGGCAATACTGGGTGGGTGCATTGCTCCTATGTACCAAACGGTAGAAAGGAGAATCTTACCTATGACCGGACTCAAGGTTATCGCAAAGGATTACTGGAAGAGTAATCCTATTTGTTACGTTTGATTAATTCTTTTATATACCATTGTGCTTTATACAAATCTTCTATTCCGTTCTTGTCTTTGTAACGCATGATGTACTTGATGATGTTGCCTTGGCAATAGTCTAGTTTGTTCTGCGTTATAAATTTAATTGGTTCTATTTTATATTTGTTATAATGCTTTGGCGATATGTTGTTCTTGTTCATGGTAATAACTTTCGTAACCGAAAGTCATTAGAACCTATGATGGCGAAGCATTGCATTGTCTGTTGTTGTAACATTCTGATCTCCCCAGTCTTCTTTTTCTTCTTGTGGTTTCTTTTTTAATTGTTGAAATATTTGTCTGAGTTCATGGTTGCCTGCTCTTCTATCAAACTTACACTCTGGGCATAGCTTTGCGTATGGCCGTTTGAATGTGACAGGTGGCATGAGTACACCACACTCAGCACAGTTCTTCTTATCAAATTTTATTATTGGTCTTGCCATTATGTTTCTCCTTAAATAATGTTTAGTAATATTATTATACACACAACACTAACTATAGTTACCTTGTGAGATAGCTTGCTTTTCTTTTTAGTATTGTACCTAGTTAGTATAGTTGTGTGTATATACCTAGATAGATGTGATAGACTCATATCAACTCCTTAGTTTACGTAAGAACTTTTCATATGATTTTTGCTCAAGTCTCCACTGATGTCCAACTTTAATATATGGAATCTTATGTAGCTTCATTAGCTTCTTTACTTTACCGACTGATGTCTGCAGTGAACCTGCAACAACATCAATCGACTCAGTATTGTGTAGGTTAAAAAGGGACTTCGTCACCGAATGCCTCCAATCCTACGTTGCTGACTTGGTCTAATGTCTTAGCACCACTTGTCACTTGCTGATACTCGTTAGGTCCATCAGTGACAGGCTGAGAGCCTTGCATGGATGTCTTGTCGCTGATCTTAGCATCCATGTAATCCTTACCACCTTGTGATGTAGCAAACCATATGGCTAATCGTCTGTCTTCATAGTCACCTGATAGGTGTGGTGCTTTAGGATTCTGACTGTCGTTCTCAAACAACACACCAACTTTCTTGTATACCTCACGTATAACTTTGCCTGATGGTAGTGTAGCCTTGACAATAACATGGTACTCTTCTGCTCCATTGTTGTTTAGTTTGCCTTGTCCTACTAGGACATTGTTCTCACGAGGTGCAAACATTGCACCTCTATCTGTGTCGTCGTACTGTTGATCCATTTAGAATCCTCCTCTACTTGATTTAGCGTCTGATGTTTTGGTACTGATTGGTGGCAACTTAGGTCCGGTATTACCTGCAGCTCTATTGCCATCGTCATCTTCTGTTGCCAACCCGTACACTGCCTGCAATGCGTATCTCTTAACGTATGTGATGGCACTGCCCATTGCTTGTGGGTCTGCTTTTTTATTATCAGGAATGATAATAGGTATGCGACTAGTAAGAGTCTTTGTATCTACGTCGTGTGTCACTACTGTCTCGACATAGAAATCTCTATGCATAAACTGCGAGTGCTCACCATCAGTAAGTATGGTGTTGTCGTAGTTTACTATCTGTGTAAACGACAAGCCAAACTGTGTGGCTTCTCCAACTGCACCAATGACTGCACTGAGATCAGCGTAGGTACTCTTGAAGAATGGATTGCTACTATCTTTAGTAGCTTTGACTGCAAGTTGTTGGAACTTTGTCATAGCTTCGTTAAGTGTTTTACAAGTACCAACTTTTTTGTTAGGTTGAGTTGTCATGTGTTCTCCATGCTTGACATCAGGGGTTGACTTTGTTGTGGGGTTGACCCCATTTTTATTTTGATTAGACAAGTGTCTCTCCTTTCATTGGTTTAGTTTTAAAGAATCCTTTATGTGCAGGATTGTCGTGCATAAATAGCCTAGAGTAAAAGGCTATGTAATCGTTGCTTATCTTAAAGTCTGCATCTGTAGTAGTGATGGCTGTCTCCCATCTGATACGACCTATGATTAACCATGGTGAACATTTCTTTGCACCACTGCTAATTGCTTGTAATGTATACTTAGTAAAGTAGTTGTATACATGTGGGTTATCTTTGTGATAATCCCACCATTTCTTTTTCTTTTCTAAGAATGTCATTCGTCTTCCTCCTTTAATGGTTCTTTGAAGAATAGTACACTGCAATAGATTGCATCATCTCTTTTGTACTCAACCATTTCTTTTACTTTTATTGTGTCTCTGTACTTCCAATTAGTATGACCGAGCATATTCATACACGCTTCATCTAAGTCATCGCTTTGATCTTTACTCATTGTTTATCTCCTTGATATGTATGGTTAACGCACCACGTTTGTTGCGTTTGATTGATAGCTTGTCGGTGTAAACCTCACGTTCATTGGGTGCTACAATAGACTTGAGTTCTTTCTTGGCATGCTCAAATCCTTTTGAAGTATCAAAGTTTGTAATGTAATAGTGCTGCAACTCTATGAAGAAGTTATCTTTACTAGCATCACGAGTAACCATGTTGTCTAGTGTCATGTGCTGAACACCTGTTGGTAATTCGTTAGGCATCTCAGCAGTAGGTGCTTCTTTCTTTACAACATGTGACCAGAAGTCACGTAGTATTGGTAGCATACGCAACCATTCAGCTTCATCTTGACTGACTAGCTTGCACTCCCATTGGTTACCAAAGATTACAGACAGATACATATGCTTGAGGTCTGCGACTTTCATATACAACTGTATCTGTGGTGAGTAGTACGCAAGTATATCATCAAACTTTTTGAATGAACTTGTGTGCTTACACTCGATACCAATGTGCTCGCCTTTGTTTTCCGGGTCTATCATGATGCCATCAAGCGTAGCTTTGAATGGAATACCATCGATAGTTTTCTTAGCCTCGTGTTGATAGCCAAGCACATGGACATTGTACTCTTGTTCAAACCATGCGAGGTTGAAGTCTTCTGTGTATGTACCAAGTTGTACATTGAATAGATGTGATAGATCAGCAGGCTCACCTTGACCTGTCTTCTCTAGCCATAGTGGATGCCAGTCACCACTCATAATCTTGACTGCATCTGATCCACCAATGAATCCCATTCTCCATTTTGGATCACGGACAGGTGGTTTTAAGTTTACTACATTCATTGTGTTCTCCTTTTTGAATATATTGTACTGCATAATTGCAGTAAATACTAGTAGTTTTTTATCGTTTTGTTGCGTTTTGTATCATATCGAGTAGCTTTACTCGCTTTTGATACCTCCATTCTCCTGCGTCTCTGAACTCAGAAAGGCTAGGGAAGAATGTTTTTGTATGCGAAACGCTTTTGACTGCATACAAAAATATATCAGCAGGATAATCAGACAAGCCACGTGCAATCAGGCGTATACGCATGGCAATATCTTCCTTGGTTTCTTGCGACGGCTTGACCATGACCATCATACACTTGAGTAACTCCTGCTCCATGTGTTCTTGTGGCATGGGTGTCATGGCAAAGGCCATAACATTCAAAGCTTTCTCTAGTTCATCAGCCTTTGGTTTGCTGACAAGCTTGTATCCACGCACACTAAAGTCTGGATTAAGTTCTTCCTTGTAATTTAGAATTGATTCCAAAGAAGAAAGAACTCTTGCCTCTACTTCCCTTGGACTTGTAGTTGTTAGGCTTTGTAAAGCCTGTGCTTTTTTGTTCTTGCTTAACTGTAACTGCATTTGTCTTGCCTACTTTGTTAGATGGTTGGTTAGTTATAGGTTCGTGTGACACACTGACACCCTCCACGTGACACTCTGTCACTTCCATAGTGACAGGCTGACACTTCCGTACTCTATATATGTTGACTTGATTCTTACCCTGACGTTTGCGTATCAAATAATTTTTATCTACTAGGTACTCAAGCTTACGTATAACAGTACGCTCACTGAGGTTACATTTAATAGCAATCGTTTTGATTGAAGGGAAAGCAATCATGGTATCTTGATTGGCATGATGATTGATTACCAGTAGCACAAGCTTGGCTACTGCATCACCAACATCAGCATCCAAGATACCTTGGATATTACGGAACGACATACCTATGCCGTGTCTGCCATGTATTGTTTCCAATCTTTTTGTATCTCCATTTCAGTAGGTACTTCTACTAACTTGGCTAGTTTGTTTAAAGATTTTTGTCCTGCTGATGACATACGATCATACTCCCAAAACAAATCGAGCACATGTCTTTTTACTAACTCTAGTTCTAATTCGTATTCTTGTAGCACTGATTTTTGTAAAGTCATTTCTTTCTCCATAGTTTCTTGACTGTTTCTTCTGATAAAAACATTACCCATCTTGGCTCTGCATTACCACCTCTCTTATATATAACAGCATCCCGGTTGATCATTGTTGTGAATGGTGATGGGAAGCTGCTATTCTTACGATACTTTACTTCGACTATTACTTCTTGTCCGTTGAGTTCGACGACGAGGTCGCCTTTATATTCGCCTCCCAACGCTCCACTAAGAGGCTGACGCTTTGCTTTGATCTTCCACGCTTTGAAGAGTTTGACAAAGAAGTTCTCGTGGTATGTTCCTTTTCTGCTAGATGTGCTTGCCAATTTGATTTCTCCTTACAACTAAAGCAGACAAAGAAAGTTCGACTGCCCTTTACTTTCGTAAAGTATTTCGTGTGTGTACTACACACATCGCATTTGATCATTGAACTTTTAGCTTACAATCAAGTGCTTCGATCCAATCTAAAAGCATAAAGCCTGATGGCAAGCGTTCGTATCTTTCCCACTTACCTATCAGGCTATCAGCACATCCGATTTTATAAGCTAATGCTTCTTGTGACAGTTGCATTTGGTTACGCTTACTTACTAAAGACGACACCAATTCTTTCCAGTTAGGATTGATTGGAACTGGAGTCGCTCTGTAGTTGAACATGTCTGAACGCTTTGAGTATTCTTTCTGCTGTATCAAATCTTAAGTCCATCCCATTTATTGCACGATAGTATGTACTAGTAGGTACACCTGCAACAATGAACATATCTTTAAGACGTACATCATTCTCAGAAGCTATATCTTGTAGCTGATTTATATACTTGCACAACACCATATAAAATTAGTACTGCATATATGCTACATGATCAAGTATTATTTATCGTTGGCATTCCATTCTTCAACTAAGGTAGCACACGCAAACGCATGTGATGGACCATACTCTTTTGCAATAGCAATGATTGCCTGTTGATTTGTCATGCCGTCGTTGGTTAGGTATGCACCAAACTTTTCTTCAACTTCGATGCATTGATCTTTGTATCTACTCATGGCTACACTCCTTTATCTTATCTGTTACACCATAATGTTCTAGCATAGGTTGCTCTTGCCACGTATGCCATTCCTTTTTCGTCTGCTCTACAAAGCTTGGCTTGTGCAATGACGTTGCAATTTCACACACTGCGTTAGCTATGTTGACTGCATCACACTCTTTGTCACATGACATGCCAATGAGTGAGCATAGATATTCTTGGTATGAATCTACCATTGTGTTCTCCTTTGTTGTTGTGATTTGGTGTCTACACATCAAGCTTCTTGCTGACAGGAAGCAACGCCCGTTGATCTTTCCGATGTTAATTCACCATGACATACCTTAGACCCGATTGAACCAGTGGTACACCTTGAGTGTGTAGACTTTCCCTGCAGGGAATTATGTTAGTACAGCTACATCTTGTACCCCGATGCCATCCCACCTGCTAGTCTGTAAAGCTTTGGATACTTCACTGTGACGTAGTATCTCTGCTCTGTGTGGATGTGCTGCATCTTGTGCATGTGATGACCAGTAAGTCATAGCATTATACAATGCCCATTTGTTTTGACCTAGCTTGGTTGTCTCATTGCGATACAAACCCATTAGCTTTTCTAATTTAGTTTCATTGACCTTGACCATGGTAGTGTTTGAACTACGCTTACATATGGTAGCCTTGAGGAATGTCTCAGCCTCTACCATACTAACAGGTTGAGTAGCATACTTCTGCCAGATACCCTCACTGTCAAAGAACCCGGTGATAGCACGATCAATCTTACCTTGCGTACCTATCAAGCTGAAGCCTGATGTATGCTTGTTACGATCGAATGATAATGCTTTTGGACTAGCACATCCATTGCTACACCATAGTCTGTAACCCTCGGCCTTGATCATGATTGACCAAGCACCATCGTATGAGTTGGTATAGTCTACGTGGAACTTGATATAGTCACCAACTTGAGGCTCAATAACTAGGTCATTGAATGCTATAGTACCACGTAACTTTGCACCATTCTCATATACTCTTTGAGTATGAGTGAAGTCACGGGTGACTCTGTTACTGTTACGTGCAGCTTGCTCCATCTTATCGACGACTTCACCATGTCGTATCATTTGGTATGCACCACCATGTGTACCAAGTACTGCACCTGTGTCGGTACGAACGATAGCTTGTTGCATCTTCTTGGGTACTGGATGTTCGATTGCTTTCCATCCATCCTGAATCTCACGTACTGCTACGAGAGGCACGACCTCCACTGGGAAATCATAAGGTGCTAAGTGTGTTGTTATTCCATCCATTGTTATCTCCTATATGTAAATGGTTTTGGTTGAAGTGAATTGAATTTCATCATGCAAAAAAAGTCAACACGTTATCACCCCCCATGGGTTGCACGAACGAAGTGAGTGCGTCTTATTGGGTGTTAGGGAAGTGATCAGTGTTAGGGGTTAGTTTGCATATGCTCCTTGTGTTTTGCAATGAGCCTGCGAATGGTACGCAAAACTCTATTGTTGCTGAATTGAACAAGAAAAAAGGCAGACTAGGATGAACCTAGCCTGCAGTTGAAGTTACTTGTTCTTTGCTTGAGAGTTGATGAAGTCATTGAGCATAGCTTGACCATCTTTCTTAGGCATAGTTGCTAGGTCTTTAGTGAAACCTGTAACCTTGTTACCATGCTTGTCGATCTGCTCTTGTATTGAAGCCTCGAATACTTTCTGCTCTTCAATGGTACGACCTGACTTACGAGCGTGTATCTTAAGCCATACCTGCTCAGTACGTTCTGATGGTGGTGTACCATTGCTTGATCCTAGTGTCTTAGGATTGAAAGCCTCGTCAAGCTTAGCTGAGTATGCCTCGCTACCCATCCACTGCTCACCATAGGTAGCCTCGAACAAGTCACGAAAGATAAGATACTCAGCCTCGCTATTGATAATGGCTGACTCAGCACACTCGTAAGCATCCAAGAGTTTCTCGCTACTGTTCTTAGCAAGGCTCTTCTCGATGTTGTCAAGTCTTTCATGTGACTTGGCAAGCTGTTGCTGTGCTGTCTTACAGTAAGCACCATACCTCATTAGTATAGACAATCTCCAGAATGGGTTGTCTTGACCTGAGTCTGTGTGATCGTCAACAAACTCTGAGGTATATTTCTTAGAGTACTCAGTCTTTTCTTGTTCACCCATGTCGAAGTTCTCGATCCATGTGTCTGTGATTATAGTGTGTACGTCTTGTGTTTTGATTTTTGATTTTGACATTGTGTTCTCCTATGTTTGATTATGTCATATGATTGTGGGCAACATGCCCGGTAGTATGGGTAGCCTTGCGACTACCCAATTAGTTTAGATGTTGTCAACAACTACGATGATGATGACTGCACCGATGAATGATACAGTAAGTGTACCTACGATGATTGCAATCTCTTGCTTGATTGTATAGTATGGTTTGTTTTTATGCATTGATATCCTCCAATGTTTTATGCATTTCTATTGTAAGTAGTGGTATAAATACCATGAACGCTAGACCCATGAGATACTCTCCCATAACTACGCTTACCACTAAGCATGCCATGGATATTGTGATGCCCATGACAAGAACTAATATAAATAAGTATTTCATATTTCGCTTCCTCCGTTTGTGTCTAAGTATAAATCCCAATGTGCTATATCAAGTGCTTGCTTGTGGCATTTGGTGATGTTGACTGTTAGATTGTATAACTTCCAAGTCTTGATGTAGTGATCATGTTTCTTGGCAATCTTTAGTAAGTTACTGTAAAGTTTTATATCTTTGTCTGTAGCTTTGATGTTAATTATCTTAGTCATTACTATCTCCTTATGTTATATCCCACACTCAGGGATGTTTTGCTTTATGATACGGTCTCAACGTTGCTCTCGGAATTAGTCAACATCTTACATTTCTGACGAAGAGAAAATTCAATAATAACTAATAGTATTTTCTTTAGGAAAAATGTCTGCCCAATAAATGTCCTTACATTTATTTGGATAAGGTGTTTACTTGTTCGGCCTGCTAGTAAGTCTTATAACAAATAGCCAACACAGGTCTGTGTATAGCTTCGGTCTGCTATTTGTTTTTAGAGTTAGTTGCAGGTGAGAGTGACGTAAGACCCGTAGGATAATAAAGAAAAACAATCACTGTGTGTGTTCTATAGATCGTGTAGAATAAGCAATGTTTGTTGCTTGTTTTGTAACTTTTGCGACAAAAGTTTATCTTATGAAGCAACGTCCGTCATGCTGTGTTCTGTCTACGAAAGCTAGGGTAACGTAACGACAGCATGACAAAGTGTCATGTGATAGTGAATGTTACTCTAGCCTAAAGCATGTCGCAACGGACTGGAATAAGATACTGATCGAACTACCTGTGTGATAAGATGCTATACAATGTAAGTAGTGTCATGTTATCCATACCAATCTCCTCATAGTAATCAGAGATACATAGCCATCGTTCTGCCTGCAATGTCCATCAGTCACCAAAGCTTTGCTTTGGCTTGACTGGTGAGTGCATTTAGCGTTGCAGGCATGGTTGTGGCTATGTATTACCACGTTTGTGCATTGACAGAGGCTATGAATAGGTGAGACAAAAGGGGGGATTACAGGGGGGTTTCTCAATGATACAAGAACGTAAGTTAACCAAGAGACAAACAGCATTAGTTGATACCATCGTAGCAAGTGGATGTACTGTGAAAGAAGCGTCGGTGCAGGCAGGATATGCAGATGGTGAGAGTGGTAGAGTGACAGCCAGTAAGACTTTGAGACTGCCACATGTTCAGCAGTATATGATGCAACGTATAAGTGAGAGTATAGGATTGAGTGCTACGACGGCATCGAATAGGATACTGACCCTAGCTAAAGGTGCGAAGAGTGAGTACGTGCAACTAGAAGCGAGCAAGGACATACTCGATCGTGCAGGGTTCAAAGCACCAGACAAGCACATGCACCTAGTGACTGGCGATATAAAGGTTGCGATCGACTTGTCCTAGAGGGGTGGGGGGTAAAAAACGTAGGTGGCCACTCCTCAACAGGTCTCAGTCTGACATTATTCTGCCACAAAGCAGTTGCATACTTGCACCATCACAACAACGGAGAGCAGCATGTACGAGCAATTAATGGAATGGTTATTTTGGACTGGCATAGCAATTATTCATTGGTTAGAGCCAATATTAAATATGAGTTATGTTGAGGTAAACGTTTGGGCATTTATAATTATTCATCCTCTAATAACTTTATTGTTTATTATTTTATGGTTACGAGAACGATTTGTGCGTTGAGTAAATATATTTTTTCATTGATAAAGTATTTATGGATAATGTTTTACCATTAAAGATGTTAATGAAAGGTACGCTTAACGGCATACTTACTGGGTTAGGTGCAGAAGCTGACGAGATAACCAATGATGATTTCCCGGAAGAGGGTATTGAGTTATTAAGGCAGGCTTACTTACATTATTATAAA